ATACAGGGTACCCGCTTCAAAGTTCACCAGAAGGAAGCTCGATTCAAATGCCAAGCCAGAAGAAATCGTTGGTCTCGACACCACGGTCGACTGGAAAAATACGGGAGACAACTCGTACGATGGTGAAAAACTAAAACTATTAGTACACGATGAAAGCGGTAAATGGGAAAGACCTACAAATATACTTAATAACTGGCGAGTAACTAAAACTTGTTTAAGATTAGGTAGCAGGGTTATTGGCAAGTGTATGATGGGCTCAACATCCAATGCTTTAGACAAAGGGGGTAAAAACTTTAAAAAATTATACGATAGTTCCGACGTAACAAATAGGAACAAAAACGGTCAAACTAAAAGCGGCTTATATAAACTGTTTATACCAATGGAATGGAACTACGAGGGTTTCATTGATCAATACGGTTGGCCGGTATTTGAAACACCAAAAAAAGAGGCTATAGGACCTCAGGGTGATATTATAGAGGAAGGCGTTATCAATCACTGGGAAAATGAAGTAGAGGGTTTAAAAGACGATCCTGACGCATTAAACGAATATTACCGTCAATTTCCAAGAACAGAACAGCACGCATTCAGAGATGAATCAAAGCAATCTATATTTAACTTAACAAAAATTTATCAACAGATAGATTATAACGAAGAGTTAAAAAACAGTGCAATGGTCACGCAGGGTAATTTCCAATGGAAGAATGGTATCAAAGATACAGAGGTTATGTTCTATCCTAATAAAAACGGTAGATTTTATATAACCTGGGTGCCAAACCAAGGACAACAGAATCATATAATAATAAAAAATGGTATTAAATATCCAGGAAATGAGCACATGGGTGCCTTTGGTTGTGATAGCTACGATATTAGTGGTGTCGTTGGCGGTGGTGGCTCTAACGGAGCTTTACATGGATTAACAAAATTTTCAATGGCCGACGCTCCGCCTAATCATTTTTTCTTAGAGTACATTGCGAGGCCAGCAACAGCCGAAATGTTTTTTGAAGATGTGTTAATGGCTATGGTTTTTTACGGCATGCCTATACTTGCGGAAAACAATAAACCAAGATTACTCTATTATATAAAAAGAAGAGGGTATAGAGGTTTTAGTATTAATAGGCCAGACAGAACATATAATAAATTATCTGTGTCAGAAAGAGAAGTGGGAGGAATACCTAATTCAAGTGAAGACATAAAACAAGCTCATGCATCTGCTATTGAAACATATATAGAAGATTTCGTAGGGGAGAAGGTAGACGGTTATGGCGATGTTTATTTGCAAAGAACATTGCAAGATTGGGCTAAGTTCGATATAAACAACAGAACAAAGCATGATGCATCTATAAGCTCAGGCTTAGCTTTAATGGCTTGCAACAAGCATAGGTACACACCTAAGTCTACTATAGAAAGAAAAGTTTATTCTTTAGGTTTTAAAAAATACAATAACGAGGGAACTACTTCAAAAATAATATAATAAATGAATGTAAGTACGAATATTAATAGCCCATTTCCTGATCAAGTAGTCAGCGATGCTGAAAAAGCTACCGTGGATTATGGATTACAGGTTTCACGGGCTATTGAGCAGGAGTGGTTTAACTATGGCGGTGCCGGGTCAAACAGATACGCTGCTAATTGGAATAACTTTCATAACCTTAGGCTATATGCCAGAGGAGAGCAAAGCGTACAGAAGTACAAAGACGAATTGGCTATTAACGGCGATTTGTCTTATCTTAATTTAGACTGGAAGCCGGTTCCGATACTTTCAAAGTTTTCAAATATTGTTGCTAATGGCATTACGCAAAAGCAATATGATATAACTTCTTACGCTCAAGATCCACAATCTTTAAAGAAAAGAACGGATTACGCGGAGAATATCATGTTTGACATGATGACACAAGACGCTAGAGCAATAGCTAGCGAAATTATCCCAAATGATTTAAGCAGATCAGGAATACCAGATACTAGCTTACCTGAATCAGCAGAAGAAAGAGATCTGCACATGCAGCTCGCTTACAAGCCTGCTATAGAAATAGCGGAAGAAGAGGCGATAAATACAGTGCTAGCTACTAACGAGTACCACCTAACAAGATCAAGAGTTAACCAAGACCTTGTCAATATAGGCATAGGTATAACAAAAACGTCATTCAACCCAGCAGAGGGCATAGTAGTTGATTACGTGGATCCAGCTTATTGTGTATGGTCTTATACAGAGGACCCTAACTTTGACGATATATATTATGTAGGTGAAGTTAAATCTATAACAATACCAGAGCTTAAAAAGGAGTTTCCTAATATATCTAATGAGGAGCTAGAGCGAATTCAGAAGTTTCCAGGAAACCGCAGAATGATTCGCGGATTTGAAAATTATGACTACAATACTGTTCAGGTATTATATTTTGAATATAAGACATATACCGATCAAGTATTTAAGATAAAAAGAACAGATAGCGGGTTAGAAAAAGCAATTGAAAAAACAGATATGTTTAATCCTCCACCTAATGATAACTTTGAAAGAGTATCAAGGTCTATAGAGGTATTATACGAGGGAGCTAAAGTTGTAGGTACAGACATCATGCTTAAATGGGAAATGTCTGAAAACATGACTAGACCATTAGCAGATACCACTAGAGTCGAAATGAGCTACTCTATAGCAGCTCCTAGAATGTATAAGGGGGTTATACAATCACTTATAAGCAAGTGTATCGGATTTGCCGATGTTATACAGCTAACCCATTTAAAGATACAACAGGTACTATCTAGAATGGTTCCTGATGGCGTATTCTTAGATGTTGATGGGCTAGCCGAGGTTGACTTAGGTAACGGCACAAACTACAATCCTCAGGAAGCATTAAACATGTACTTTCAAACAGGTTCTGTTGTTGGTAGATCAATGACACAAGAAGGGGATATGAACAGGGGTAAAGTACCTATACAAGAATTGTCCAGCTCATCGGGAATAGGCAAAATACAATCATTGATTACTGCATACAATTACAATATGCAAATGATTCGAGATGTGACGGGATTAAATGAAGCACGTGATGGAGCTATGCCTAGCGCGGATGCCCTGGTTGGGCTGCAGAAAATGGCGGCCAATGCTTCGAACACAGCTACAAAGCATATACAAGACGCAAGCATACAGTTAACCCTTAGTACTTGCGAGAATATATCGCTAAAAATAAGTGATGTATTAAACTTTCCTCTTACTAAGAATTCTTTAATGAATAGCGTATCTACATTTAATGTAGAAACATTAAGAGAAATGGAAAATCTGAATCTGCACGACTTTGGCATATTTTTAGAAATGGAGCCAGACGACGAGGAAAGAGCTGAGTTGCAAAAAAATATACAAATTGCTTTGCAAACGAAAGAGATTGATATTGAAGATTCAATAGACATCAATCAGATTAAAAACCTTAAGTTAGCAAATGAAATGCTAAAGCTTAAGCGCAAAAAGAAAAAAGAAAGAGAGCAAGCTTTGGTTCAACAAAATATTCAAGCACAGGCACAAGCAAATGCTCAAGCATCTGAAAAAGCAGCTATGGCTGAGGTGCAAAAGCAGCAGGCGTTGACTGCTGAAAAGGTTGCGATAGAGCAGGCTAAATCTAACTTTGAGATGCAGAGAATGCAAACCGAAGCACAGATTAAGAAAGAGTTAATGGCTACGGAGTTTCAATATAACTTGCAGTTAGCGCAAATGAAAGCTCAAGAAACAAAAGCTAAGGATGCGCAAGTGGAAGACCGTAAAGATAAAAGAATAGAGAAAGAAGGCACGCAGCAAAGCCAAATGATAGAGCAAAGAAAATCCGGAGGTATGCCAAAAGATTTTGAAAACATGGAGCAAGGAATGCCACCTATAGACATGTCGCAGTTTTAAAAAACAAGTATTTAATAATTATATAATATCATATCATGAGTGAAAAAACAGAAGGGTCTTTTAAGATCCAGTCTAAACCCAAATTAACAGACGAACAAATGGCGGCCAGAAACAAAGAGCCGCTAATAGATTTACCCAGTAATATAACCAAAGTAGTAATACCTAATGAGGAGCCTGCGGTGGCTGATCCCGCAGCGGATGCTATTGTGGATCCACCAATTGATCCTCCAATTGATCCTCC